GTGTTGTAAATATTACCCGAAGAATTAACTTGATTTTCTAAAGCACTACGACCAACAGCTACGTTATTTTGTCCACCAGTTTCCGTTGATAAAGATAGGTATCCTACTGCTACGTTGTCAGCACCTGTAGTATTAGCATACCCAGCTTGATGCCCAACCGCAGTGTTGTTACTTGCGGTGGTGTTTGCTTGTAATGCACGATGGCCTATACCGACATTGTTGCTACCTGTAGTGTTAGCGCCTAATGCGTTATATCCCCCTGCAAAGTTATCTGAAGCAGTAGTGTTATTTGCTAGGGCATACATACCAATACCTGTATTTTGTGCGCCTGTAGTATTATCTTTTAAAGAATCATAGCCAACCGCAGTATTGTTGCTTGCGGTGGTGTTTGAACCTAATGCGGCTGAACCTATCGCAACATTGCTACCACCTGTTGTAGTAGCATCCAATGCTTCTGTACCAACAGCCACGTTGTTACCGCCAGTTGTCATTGCCACAGCAGAAGCATAACCAACAGCCACGTTTGAGCCGCCACTTGTCATGGCAGTTAAAGCGTTAGTACCAATAGCAACTGAATAACCATTTGATCCACTTGCAGTATCTAAAGCAGTGTTACCTAGAGCTACGTTATTAACACCATTGGGATAGTTCCCGTCTAGCTTGATTGTGCCGCCGTCTACTGAAACATTACCGTTAACAGTGGCTGTGCCAGTAAATGTGGGACTAGCCGTAGGTGCTGCACCAACGACTTCCGCAACTGAAATCTGACCATCTGCTAGTTCAGCATTGTCAGATATTAAATTGGCTAATGTACGTGCCTTACTCATTGTGGCTAATCCCTCTTATGTTATATTTCTGCTGCATCCATAGCTGTCTGGTATGCAGTCTTCACTGCGTTTGTCCAAACGGCATTGCATATTGCTTGTACTTCTGTGCTTTCACCTGAGATGTCAGTGTCACCCCATGTGTCACCTGTTTTAGTTGAGCAAGATAAGACGTGACGTGAGAATGATCTGCTGATCTCTGTGCCATCTCTAGCTATTACTGTAGCTGTACGAACTTGCACATGCTTGTGATCTCCTACGACTTCAATCTTATCTTCAACTTGTGTTTCTGTTAGTGCCATATTGGCCTCCTTTAGTTTATCGTGGCGTTATTGCCACCTGTCCAACCCAATCTCTGAAAGGGTTATGCTGTTTGATAAGTCCCGCTAAATGTCATTGAAAAACCAGTGCCAGCGTCAGTACCTAGAAAAGTTGATGTTCCGTTAGCGTTTTTATAATAAAACAGTGGGTGTACGTCGTTAGCTTCTAATCCTAGAAAAACATTTTCAGCATTACTAGAGGCTGTAGCAAACCAACCGCTCAAGTTAGTACCAACATTCGTGGTAGCTCCTACAGTAAAAGGTAGTCCATTTAGTCTTAAACCGTTTGCGTTAGTACTACCGCCCGATAAAGTAATCCTAAAAGCTACATGAACAATGTTTCCTACTTTAGTATAAAACCCAGAATTCGTAGAATATGTTGGATTTAAAATGCCCCAACCGTTAAGAATACTTGGAGTAAAAGTTCCCTCTTCATAATCTTCCAACTTATTAGCCGACCCAGTGCCACCGAGGTATACACCGCCTGATAGGTAAGCGTCTTTATAACGGAAAACACTACCGCCTAAATCAACATAGCCATCAACTCTTGCACCTGCTTTAGCTGGGTAAATTTTATTATCATTTTGAAGTACAAACCCAGAGCCAGTGGAAGTAGGTCCAGTAATATACATAGCATTACTAAATGGATTCCCAATACTACCTACAGTTGAGCCGTCTTTTTGGAACTTAACAATATCACCATCAGATGATTTTCTATTGAAGTCCGCCGCTTGATTTCCATCTCTTGTAACCATAAGACGACCATCAGATGTTATTTGTGTACCTGTTACTGATAATCCAGTTGAAGTCTTACCCACCAACAAGTTGCCTGACGAGTCGATGCGCATACGTTCTGTAAGCCCACCTAAAGTAGTGCTTTCGCCACCAGTTCTAAACGCAAGTGTTCCCCCAATATTATGAATAGCTACATCATTACCAGATGAACGAGATAACAATATTCCAGAGTCTGTGTCTGTTCCATGTATTGTTAGTTTACCATCAGAAGCTGGAGAACTCGTCCCAATACCAACTCGGCCTGATGAGTCGATGCGCATACGTTCTGTAACGCCGTCTGCTCCATCTACCCCAAAAGCTAGTCCTGTTGTTACCGCCATAACCCTGCCAGCAATAACTCCATTTTTTGTTAGCTGAACAGCAGTATTACCTGTACCTCCTATAGCAATCTTTGCATCAGTAGCAGACGGAGTAGTAGTTCTACCCACCAACAAGTTGCCTGACGAGTCTATGCGCATACGTTCTGAGCCGTTTGTGCTTAACTTTAAGCTGTTGTTTTGAACATTAATAGTGTCGTGGGAAACAGTAGAATAATATGTTGCAGAATTTTTAAGGGTTAATAAAGGGTTTGAACCATTTCCATTAAGGTTTAAGGCTGTGCCAGTTACGTCAATGCCTGTTGATGTTGTTTCAAACTTTTTAGTTCCATCGTGGTAAAGTTTTACTGCATCACCATTTAAGTATTCACCATATCGTTTAGAACCATCTGCATTGCTTAGTTCTATGCTTGTTCCTCTAATTCTAAGATTTCCAGTACCAGCATCCGTTACATAACTATGTGACCCATCATGGTAAATCTGTAGGTCAGACCCAGCACCGAATATGGCTTTGTCGTTGTCACCTAATGTTACATTGCCATCCACAGTCAGCCCATCAGCAGTCACTGTGCCAGTAATATCAAGATTACCTGTATGCGTTGGCTGAACATAACGTGCATCTGATGCAGTCTTAGTATAATGATCTGCTAATACAAACGTACCATAAGCTACAATATCAACTACATCATTTACTGATGCACCTGATGCTAGTGTAATGCTTGTACCATTGGTAGCTGTGAAGTCTGTGCCAACTAATAGTTTAACACCATTGAGATACACATCAATAAACCCTGCATCATAAGTAGCGGCGAATACAGTTTGACCTGCTGTAGCTGTATATGTCTGACGTTCTGATGTACCATTTACGGCAGAACCTGCGGCTTGCCAACCAGAGCTACCACGAACAAACATGATATTACTTGTAGTATTAAAGTACAATGCACCTGCAATAAGAGCATCACCATCATTGTCTACTGTAGGAGCAGATGATTTAGCACCTAAGTATCTATCATCAAAGTTGTCATATGAAGCTGCCGCATTAGTAGCACTTGTAGCAGCTGACGAAGCAGAGGAAGCTGCCTCACCAGCTTTTGTAGTAGCAATTCCAGCCTGAGTTGTAGCGGTAGCGGCTGATGTAGCGGCAACAGTAGCTGAACCTAATATGCCATCTACATAAGTTTTATTAGTGACATCAGTACCAGCAGTAGGTGTAGCAAGACCAGTGATCTTATTATTGCCCATAGCTAATGCACCAGACATCGTATCGCCTGTCTTAGCTACACGAGTATCTCTCTGTGCATCTGTATATGCTTTTGTAGCTACGTCTTGTGCTGATGTAGGATCACCTGCACCTGTAATCTTATTGGTAGACATGGCTATTGCGCCTGTCATTGTACCACCAGCTTTTGGTAGTTTAGTCGCAATAGAGTTAGTTACTGTAGTACTAAATGCATCATCATCATTAAGAGCATCAGCTAATTCACCAAGTGTATCAAGACCTGTACCTGCATCACCAATCAGAGTAGATATTTCATCATCTACATACTTCTTAGTAGCTGCATCTAAGTCTGCACTTGGTGCTGTTAAATTAGTAATAGTAGCAGATGTACCAGCATTCATATTAAGATTGCCGTTGACCACTAAGTTAGTGAATGTAGATGTACCAGATGATGCAGTTACATTACCTGTTAGGTTGCCCGTGACGTTACCTGTTACTGCACCAGTATGTACCCCTGCCGTGTTACCAGTTACGTTGCCAGTTAAGTTACCTGTGATACCACCTGATGAAGACAATGTAGTAAATGCACCAGTAGATGCTGAAGATGCACCAACTGTAGCACCGTCTATAGAGCCACCATTAATGTCAGCAGTAGCTAGGGTAGCCTGACCAGACGTAGACAGCGTTGTGAAGCTACCTGTGGCGGCTGTAGAAGCACCTATAATAGTACCATCTATGTTACCACCATCAATATTTACTGAGTTAAGTGTTGCTAAACCTGTAGACTGTAGAGTAGTAAACTTACCTGTACTATGTGAGTTTGCACCTACAGTAGCACCATCTATTGTACCGCCATTGATGTCGGCTGTAGCGGCTACTAAGGAAGTGTTAGCATTAAGTGTCGTAAATGTACCTGCCGCTGGTGTAGCATTACCTATAACAGCATTATCAATAGCACCTGAGTTTAGGTCTACTGATGTAATAGTTGTAGTGCCTACAAGTGTTGATGTACCTGTAACACTCAGGTTATTGTTTAGTGTAGCACTTGTAAATGTAGCAGTTGTAGGTGTACTTGCACCGATGATAGTGCCATCAATATTACCTGCATTAATATCTACAGTAGCTATAGTAGCTGTGCCTTGTAAGTGTAAGTCTTTGAACTTAGCTGAAGTTGAACCTAAGTCAATGTCGTTAGTAGTAACTGGGAGTATAACACCATCTTGGAAACGTACTTGTTCTACAGCGGCTGAAGATACTTCTACAAATACACCAACTCTATTGTTTGACGTATCAATAACAACTTTGTTTAGTGCATCAACATCACCGATAAGTGGAATGTATCCACCTTCTCCTGTTGAGCCATCATGCTTGTGTCCACTTGATACAGCAAATGCATCACGGAGTTTGTTATACTCAGCGTTAATAGGGGCTGCACGTAGTGTAGCTGTTGGTACTATGTCTGCTGTAGACTGTCTTACGTAACCTGCCAAAGTATTATCTCCTGTCGGCTGTCTCATACGTCAAGGCTATTGCCTGTATAGTATGACTTGCATTTGTATTGTTTGTAACATAATTTACTGAAACAGAGTTACCTGATCCTGATATGTTGGTAAGAGTTTTAGGTGATGGGTTACCATCGTATATACCACCTGCTCCATATATAGCCGTACCATAAACTGAAGCCGCACCCTCCGTGCTAAACTCATAGTTTGTTGGGTTTACTGTATTCGTATCATCATAATCGTAAGATACACCAACAAATACTTCTGTGTTACCTTCGGACTTAAGATATGTATTTACTTTATGTACTACCTTACGTACCTCTGGATCTTGCATATAAAAGTAAGGTGTTTGATACAAACTAAATATATCTCCACCTTCAAAACTATTGCCTCTTTCTTGACGATGTACCTTACCAGAACCATCACCATGTATTACATGTTCAAACTGTCCTATATACCCACTATCAACACAGTTAGCTTCTATACCAATCAACTGGCTATACTCAAAGATACTCTGTTTGTTCTGACTCTTACGTATCCCACCTATCAAAGATAGAGATGAGTCATTCTTAAAGAAGAATCTAAACTGTGACTTTTTCCTAAGTACCACAATAGCAATATCAATAATCTGTTCTGATAAGTAGTAGTTATCGAAGATAGACTGTATTTCTTTAGATACAGTAGCAAGCTCAACGTCACCAATTTTATCAGTACCAGATATAGGACGTATACCATCTGGCCCTAAGAAGAGTAAGTCACCACCAAATTCTACCACAGAATCAGGTGCAAGGCAACCCATATTTGATGTAACATTTTCTAATACGAAGTTAGCCGCATTGTTACCTGTCAATCTTTTAATATTATTAGCACCAAAGATATATAACTGGTTACGGAACTTTTTAACTGCTGTTATAGTATAACCTACATTAATAACACCAGCACCGTTAGCAGGACTAAAATCAGAATAGTTTAGTGGAGAACTAAAGTAGATATTATAAGGTTCAGAAGAATCACCACACAAGAATATATGAGATGCAAACTCCTCAGAGTACTTAGGGTCATTTGGAGCTTGTGCATGAGTTATCTGTGCATAAGCAGTACCATTATATGTAGATGC